GCAGTTGATGTCATGGGAACGTATTCAAATTCCATTGAGTGTACAGTGTAGAGCTCATACCAAGGGGCAATGTTTGACAACCAAGACGTAAATGTTGGCAGCCCTGGATTAATGTTGACTGATGTTGCCGTAAAGTTAACGGCGGACATGACATCTTTAACATATTCTCTATGTGACACGCGAAATAGGTTGCTGCGTCCACTGGTGGGCCCTGTGTTTCGTCTAGTGACTGAAATGTTGGTAGGCGCCTCTGCGTTGATAGTCAAGCCCTTGGTCCGCTCATGTCGTGGCTTGTTAACCTTCTGTTGACGTGGTTTCCTTTGGGTTTGCTTTGGTTGTGCTCCTTTAAACAGCCTATTCGAGGCATGTTTAGCTAAGTTGGAGAATGCTTTCTTAAGACCCCGCTTGGGGTTGATCGAAGTCATATAATTTGTGAAGAATTCTTGAAAAAGGGTATCTTCAAAGGGCTAGTTTAACAGATGCGGGCGCCAGGCCGCTATTGTACTTTTCTGTTTTTCCGTAAAGCATCTTACGGTAGTGTGCCTCGCGCAATTAAACATGCTACGGGTATTTTGTTAATTTTTGTTAGACGCACATCTCGTCTATGATGTAGCGGTCGGCAATTTCACATGTCGACAATTTTCTTCTAATATAGTACCGGTACGGCTTTAACCTTTCTTGGGGGAGCCTGTTATCTCACTTAGGGCCCAAATTCTCACGCTATCTAGTATTGTAATCGTCATCGTCATATGGAACGTCGCAGTCGATCAGATGATCAATGACAAAGTGTGACCCCATAGATGGGGTTCCGTCCCACTGTTGGAGCCATGATCCGCAATCAACAATGTGCTGCGAGTCCAACCCATACAATTTTTGAAATTGAACGTAGGTCTCAAAACAAGCTTTGTGTTGATGTTCTACGTGGGGTGATGGCCTTGGGTGCCAAGGGGTCCCTGCTGCGACTTGGTTGAGGTAGTGGTGCACTACGGGCACGGCTGAATTGTCAACCAACAATCCTGTGGCAATCGAAGCCATGGATGCGGGTTGGGTTTCGAGATGTGTGTATCCAACTTTTCCAAGCAGTCGCCCTGGTTTGGCAGCCAAACATCCACCTCGATCAGTACGCCAAAACCATTTTGAGCAGAATTCCACTCGATCGCGATCAAACTCAAACTTGGGTTTGGATGTGAAACCTATGGTGGCAAGGTGCATCTTGAAGTCGACTGCCGCTAGGCCAATGGGCCCTGCGATGACAATGTCGTCTCCCATGACCAAGAATTTAAACGTCCTGATTTCGCTCATTTGGTAGTATTTCAATAACACCCAGATGTGTAGGAAGGCGTTAATCTCTGAATTATCACACGAGGTGTTTGCGTCACCGGATTTACGCTGTCCTGGGAACCTATAAACGTGGTGGCCTTTCTGTGAGACCCCTCTAGTTTTCAATTGTTTGTTTAACGCCTCAAGGGCCAAAGTCGGCACACAGTGGGTGACTTTAGTCGCGTTAATTGAAGCAAGTATGTCTGCATGTATAGACCTGTCAAAGCGGCTCAAGTCGCCAACAAAGTAACAATCGGCCTCTGGTAGGGCTGCACTAATTTGTTCTCCATTTAACCCTGCCGTATAGGTTATATAATGGTCAATGTCCCAACACGCGGCGAGGCTTTTCCCCCAAGCATATATAAATGGTCCAAGTGCCGTGTGTACCTCTTGTGATATGGATTGAATGTGGCGGGGATCCCCGACACTACCATTTTTCTTCTCTTTCTTGACAAACAACGTTCGGGTGTGACGTCGAGGTTCCAAACCCCCGAAGTTGTTCAAAAATGCTGCTTCATGCAAACGCACTGGGCCGCCCCCAAACCGGGTTGGCGAATTCCATGCTTTAAAAGCAGAAAAGTGGTTACCATACAAATGGTCCATGGGGCAATGGGGGATGTCTGTCTCGGTAACGTGGAGTCTTTTGAGACTCTCGCAAAAATCATAGAGTGCGGCGGGGTCCGGGGTCAAAGGGTTTCCTCCACAACGCGTGGCTATTGCCCACAATTCGTTATCCCCATTGGAGTCGTCAACGTACGGCTCACGCCTATGGAACCCGAGTCCGATGCGCCTAAAGAATTGTGGCTCTGGCGTCAAAGTTCCGGCGTTTTGCACTATATCACACTTTGGGGGATTTGGGCGCGTGGTGCAGCGTAACAAGTTAGGGTCACTTTGCTCGCTATTGAATTTGTCACGAGCCAATTTTGTAACGGCTGCGATTGTTAAGCCAATGGTGGCGGGCCCGATATAGGCTGGCACCAACGTGGCCATTTCAATGGCCATGGATTGTAGTGTTTTTCCAGCTGGCACTAAGTTGGCCATGTGCCCAAAAATCATGTAGTTGATGACGCTGTGTGTAATCGCTCCCGCTAAGTACGGCATCTTAGCCATGCCGTAGTGAGTAATTGCTTGCCTCATGGCTGATGCTGCACTCATCAACCCCAATGGTTGGCCACTGATGTAAATTTCCCACATTCCCATGGCGACAGAGGTGACTCCAGTGGGCAGAATTCTTTTAATGGCTTCTTCAATGATGGGTGCTGCCACTAAACCCCCAATGGTCAGAGGTAACCCATATACACGTGTAATGTTTTCAATGACTGACACGAACGAGCGGAGTATTAAACCAGGTTTTGGTATTAAGTTCGTTAGGGACTGAATGGGTTGCAACACGTTCAATGGTGTTATGGGTAGTCCAGAGGGCCACTCATTGCCCTTTTGTTTGACTGGCTGGCTATGTGTTTTCCAACTTTTCCGGGTTCGCCACCATGCGTATCCTGCTCCTATTAGACAAGCTGTAACTGGATGACATAGTACAACCTTTGCCTTGTGCAAATACCATTCAAAGTTGTGCCCCAATATGGCATATTTCGACCACCAGGTTCGTTGGTCTTTGATGGCTAAGGCGTGAACCTCACGTGAGGCTGAAGTTACGCTCATTTGATAGTCTATCAAAGCACTTTCCTTTGCAATGTTATGGCAGAAACCTAAAATTGATGCCTGACTGATAGACCATGCCATCAAATCGTCAGGGAATCCTTCCACCTTTGAGTGGAGTCTTTTAGATACGTCTCCACAATTGTGGAGGGTGGCGGCGTTTCTTTGTCTATTGGCAACATAATTGCAAACCCCGTGAAAGGCCGCTCTGTTCATAATACCTTCATTGGACACGTAAAAAGAACCCCATGCTGAAAACTCATATACCATGCCATTGTTGGGGGCTGCACCAACCAAGGCTGCCAAGTTTGACATTTCTGAGTTCAGGCAAACAGTTAATCCTGGCGTTGGAGGCGGAATTGCAGGGGGATTGACTTCTAAGGTGAACTCCGTTATGTAACGATATGCATCAACTTTTGTGCTTTTCGCTATAAGCCATCCCTGTTTAGTCAATTGGGGCCTCTCAAGCCAAGCCATATTCGTGTGTTGGTACGCATACTGGTTGCCAACCACAGTCATATGTATTTCTTCTGTGCCAACCCTAATATATTTCGCTTCGTTGCCAAACCTCCCGAAGGGCTCGAGGAATTTGTGGTGTAGGGCTAGTAAACGATGTGGGTTATTGATTAGTAAGTCACTTATCATTTGGGGGGTAAAGTAATACAACGAATCGATCATCATCATGCCACAATAGTCTGCGTGCTTACAAGTAGGACCATCCACATAGGTACATCCACACTTGGTTAGGCGGTCAGATACCAACCGATTGTCACGCGAATTTTTGTGAGAATCCTCGGCTAATATATATGGCGACATACTATGTACATGTCTGCCATACTGCGAGTGCCGCTTCAATGTGCCTCCTATATCCAGCACAGGGTGCACACCATCGTAGAGTTGCTCGTAGATGATCTGTTCGCCATACTGGCGTCCAACATGCATTTGCGGGTGTTCATGTTTGCGTGCTGGCCCTATGAATTTCATCTGAGGATAATATGACAAATCACAATTCAAATCCGTTAGATAGGGGTTGCTTGTGATGTTGAGTTTTTCTTTAGTTTCATTATTGACTAATATAGTGGGTTGAATGGTCGCACACGTTGTGCATGCACCCAATCGGGGAATCTTTGTCCCACATTTACCACACACTTTCAGGGGACTAGTGTCCCTTACTATTGTATTGTCTAATATATCTAATGTATCTGTAAATGTAGCCTTGGCTCCGCTGCCGTCATTACTTGATGTTTTACTACTCTTGCCGTCATCGGCAATGGTTGGTGTGAGATGTTTACGACAACGATAAAGCTCAGAAGTGAACTGCGTTATGTCGTTAACGCCACAAATATGGCATTGTGCATTGTTGTTGAGACAATCAATGCAGAAATACCCGTGGCGCATCATCTTTTTGGGGTCGCGTGTCATACATAGTTGACAACTCAACAACACCCCGACATCATTTGGTCTGAAGGACGCAGATTGCGTACTCGACAGAAGAGGCTGTGCTTCTACTAAAGGTCCCGAAGCGGAAGGACGCAGGCTCAATCTGAGACTCCTGCGTGATCTTTGTGTTTTTGACGCAGGTTTCATTCTGCGGGAAGTAAGGATAA